TCAGCAGTTTGTTTCATCTTCTGAAGAACCATTGCCGAAATTTCTTGTGGTGAGAATTTACGGTCATCAATTTGGACACGAGGAGTATCCCCTGTACCCTTAACCACTTTATATGGAACACGCTTAACTTCACCTTTACTTTCAGTGTAAGTTGTTCCCATAAATCTTTTGATTGAGTGGATAGTTTTCTCAGGATTGGTTACCGCTTGTCGTTTTGCAGGGTCACCTACCTTTCTTTCACCATCACTTGCAAATCCGATAATTGAAGGTGTCGTTCTTTTACCTTCGCTGTTTGTAATTACAGTTGGTTCACTACCTTCCATCACCGCAACACACGAGTTGGTAGTTCCGAGGTCAATACCTATAATTTTTCCCATAGTTTTTATTGTTTTTTAAATTTATTTTCAATTAATAATGCCAAAAATATGCCAAAATTATTTATCTGACATATTGTCAGTATTTTCTGACATTCTTTCTTTTTGGTCTAATAAACCTTTTCCGTATTTAGAAAATCTATCCCAATATCTTTCTTTAATATGTTCATGAAAAGGTCTTGGTTTTCCATCATCATCAATACGAACAAATACCATTTTTGTATGTGTAACTGTTTCTTGGGCTCCAGTGTAAACATTGTGTTTTCTAACATCAATCATTATAGTTACGGATGTGTTACCAAACTCAACAACCTCACCATACACTTTTAGAATACTTCCAACTTTAACTGGTTTTTTAAAAACTAGTTCATCAATTTTAAGTGTTACCACTCTTTGTGTGTCACATATTTGTGCAACATATGAAGCTGCAGCATCATCAATCAATGCAAGTATTGTTCCTCCGAACATATTGTCGTGAACTCCGATGTCCCCTTTTTTACAAATGTATGTTGTTATTAGTTCCATAATTAAATGTCCCAAAAAATCTCTGTTTTGTTTTTCTTTTGTTTGATAGAATATTGATAGCTTTTAGTAACACTATATCCAATCCAAAACTTAAACCAAATTAAGTTCACACCAAATCTATAATAAATCTCATAAGATTTTTCTTTACCTGATTTAGTTACCCAATTGTGATTAATTGTTTTTGATGTGAATAGTCCAAAATACCTATCACCGAAGTTACTTATTTCATCTTTCCAAACTGATTCTGAGTTGAGGGAAATTTTAATGTTTTTACCGAGATTAAAGCCGAAGATTTTCATATCATAAAAATATGAAACTAACTCAATTAAGTAAAATGTGAAATAAGATTTTCTACCTAATTATTATTCACTTTCAAGTGTTTGTATGTAATGGTTCAAATACCATTGAGCCTTCTTCAAATCCTCCAATTCTTTACTCTTATCTTTCTTACCAGCTCTTGATATATATTTCACAGTATTACCCAATGAGAACCCAAGTCCCCAAGCGTCAATCACCTTAATTGCTTCATATACATTATCCTTCCCACCATAATGTGCCGGGTTATGTACCATTTCTTTTTTACCAATATGTGACAAGTGTTCTAATAATTCTTTTTCCATATTATTTTGCGTTTATATCAAATTTAATTTCTTCTGTTTCTACATTACTACCATCAGTCCATTTAATTTTATCAAACTCAACATCTTCTTTATATTCGTTTAATAGGTCATCAGGATTCAAAGTTCCGTACTTTTCTGAAACCGCATAAACATCAATATTGATTTCCATATTTGATTTTGCTTGGTCAATGACTTCAGCAGATTTCAATGACTCTAATATAACCTGTAAAACTTTGTATGGATTTGCATTTGATGATGGTCTTCTATCTTCCAAATATCCTTTCCATTCTTCTGCAGTAGATTTTGGTATTCTGATTGATGCTCCTCTGTCACTCACTCCCCAACTGAACTTATCAATACTTTGTGTTTCATATTCGCCAGTTAATCTTAAATGATTATCCGAGCCATAGTTATCAATGTGTTTTTTAACAGATGATTGAAATACGTTGAATATGCTATTGAAGTATCTTTCTCCTCCAATTTCTCTCATTCTCTTATTTGAAAAGTTTGTATGTAGCCCTGAACCATTCCAATTTCCAAATAACAATGGTTTTGGATGGAATTCAATATCCATACCATTCTTTTCAGCAATTTTATGTAGGATATATCGTGTCATCCACAAATCATCAGCCGCTTTAACAGCATCTTTTTCAAATATTTGATATTCCCATTGACCAATTGCAACTTCAGCGTTTGTCCCTTCAACATTAATACCCAATGACAAACAATGTTCCAAGTGTTCCTCAGAAATACTTCTTCCGTGAATTTGTCCACCAACACCACAATAGTATATACCCTGCCCCTCAATATCACCCTTTGTCATTCCCAAGATGTTACCTTTACGACCTGAACGAATAAAGTATTCCTGTTCAAAACCAACCCAAAGTTCTTTACCAGTATTTTGTAGTTTAACTCTATCATTTGATGGGTGGGGATTACCATCTTTATCTAACACATCACATAAAACATAAATGGTTGGAATTTTCTGTTCAATTATTGAATGTTGATAAAACCTTACCGGACGTAAAAAACAATCTGATGAAAACCCTTCAGCTTGTTTTGTTGAGCTTCCATCAAAACTCCATTGCGGGAAATTATATTGTTCGTCTTTTTCTAGTTTAACAATTTTAACCTTACTTCTTAAATTTGGTTCCGGTGTATACCCGTCCAACCATACATATTCTAGTTTGAAATACATTGTGTTATTTGATTATATATTTTATTTTTTGTTTCTTTGTCTGAAATAAAAAATTCCGCACCAATTTGGGCGGAATAGCTGTCAAGATAAGTATATGAGTCAGAGTTTATCATCATTTTTTCAAACTCATGAAAAGTGTGTGATTTGGCGTAACTCTTGATTGTTTCTTCTGATAAAAATCTTTTATTAAATCCCATAATAAAATATAATATGAAAAAAATTAAATTTCAATTTTTTTCAATGAATCAATACTATATTTTTGGAAAATATATGAAAGTAGTTTTCTTTTAAATAACGGTAATAAAGTTTCATTAACCGGATAATCTTCCCCACAGGTCATTTCAAATGTGGGCATTTTTTTAGATTCACTTAATTTCCTTTCACTAAAATTTTCTAAGATTTTTGGCAATGTCAGTTCTCCTTTTTTACCACTATATATTAACTTAGTATTTGTAACATGTTCAGGATTTGTGGTATCAATATCATATTCCCAAAGATGTAAAATATTTTTAGCGTCAATAAAATAAAAAAATCCCTCAACACTGTTTGAATTGTTTTTATTTTTTTTAATAGATATTGAAATTGTTTCATAGAACATTGACCAATAAGATTTAACAATTTGGAAGTATTCAAAAAACTTAACTGAAGAAAACTTTAATATTTCTTTCATCTCCTCAGTCTCCATATCAGTCAACTCAGGAACTGGTTTGGCTAATAATTCCTTTAGTAGTAACTCATCGTCAGGACATCTAAAAACCTTATTGGTGTATAATAATGTACTTTCTTTAATTAAAGTATGAAGATTTGCCATATGTAATGACAATTCTATAAAATGAGGGTATAATTTATTTTCTTTTAATAAATCATCAATTTTTTGGAAATAAGACAATAAAACATATTTTTTATGTTCAGAATCTATTGGTTCACTAAACATCCAATCTGTCTCTAATATAAAATTACTTTTATCCATATTACCCATCTATTTGGAAAATATAATAGGTTTCTCCTTGAAAATCAACTGTGTCTTCTCCTCCATCATATGAATTAATAACATGTCCATATCCATCTGTTCTTACAATATCCTTCGCAACCTCTTCTTTGTCTAAAAAATTTTCAATATCCATACCATATTCTCGTATTGTGTTAAGCATGTCATATGATTTGTCATCTAACATTTCTTCAATTTTCCTTTCAATTAAATCTTCAGGTACAGTTTTTTCGTTATTTTTTAATTCATCCAATTCTTCATTGAGTTCATCATATTGTTCTTGTGATAAATTTTCAGAATCTTCTAACATTTCTTCAATCTCATCAATTCTATCTTGGACTTCCGTATCATACTCAAAATCATCTTCATCAAAAAAGTCTTCAAGGTTCTCTCTTACATATTCT